ATGCAGCTCGCTGACGTCATCAGCGGGCCGTGCGACGACGACCTGCACGACCTGTGCACCTGGCCCACCACGCCAGACCACGTCCTGTACTGCTCATGCCACTGCCACCAGGAGGCCCGCGCCATGGCCGCAAAGCCCCGCGCCACCACCCGCACCACCACCACCCGGCCCGCGCGCACCCCGCGCGACCTGGCCCCCACCAACCACGACCCCGAGCCGGACACCGTCGAGGACACCGACGCGGCCGAGGCCCAGGAGATCGAGGCCGAAGGCCACTACGTCACCGCCGAACTCGACGGCGAGGAGATCCGCATCGTCCCGCCCGGCGCCTGGCGCCAGTCCTGGCAGAAGGCCCTCGCCCAGGGACAGTTCGACTTCTTCGCCGAGCAGGTCATCCACCCCGAGGACCTCGACCTGTACTTCGACATCGACCCCACGAACGACCAGTTCGAGGAGTTCGTCGCCGACGCGGCCAGCCGGTCCGGTGAGAGCCTGGGGAAATCGCGTGGACCCGCCAGGTCGTCCAGGCGCACCCGGAGGCGGTAGAGGCCGACCTCCTCGAGCGGGGCTTCGACCTCCTCGACGTCTACCGCGGCGAGATGACGTGGCGGCGGCTGCGGGTCATCCTGCAGCACCTGCCGCCCGAGTCCCACACCATGACCGCGATGCGCAACGCGATGAGCGCGGAGGACTTCGACCAGCACGCCGACTCCGGTGAGCCGGACAAGGACCGCTGGTCCAAGCAGGAGCAGATCCTCGCCGGCATCTACGACGCCCTGCGCGACCTGCAGTACATCACCGTCGTCGCCAACAGCGACGGCAAGGGCCGCAAGCCGAAACGACCCACCCCGCTGCCCCGGCCTGGCGTGACCAAGCCCAAGAAGCGCGAGGCGATGTCGGAGCAGGCCGCGAACACCCTCTTCCGGCTCATCAACGGCGGCGCGGCCTGACGCGCGGAGGGAGGCCTCCGCCATGGCGATCACCGTCGGGTCCGTCGAGGTCGACGTCGTCCCCAACACGCGCGGCATCTACACCAGGCTGCGGTCGGAGCTGGAACCGGCCGCAGCCCGGGCCGGCCGCGACGCCGGAAACTCGGCCGGCAGCAGCTTCGGGCAGGCGATGCAGTCCCGCGTCGCCGGCATCGGACTGCAGGTCGGGGAGCGCGTCGGCCAGCAGATCGCCTCCCGCGTCAACGCAGCCATCCGCGACAGCATCCGCGACGGCGTCTCCCAGGGCGGCGCCTCCGCCCGCCCGGCGGCGACCCGGCAGGGCCAGCAGACCGGCTCCGCATTCGCACGCTCCCTGCGCGCCCAGCTCGACGCCGCGCTGCGGGACCTGCCCGAGGTACGTCTGCACGCCAACAGCACCGACGCGCAGCGGGAGATCTACCAGCTCCGCTCGCAGATGGAGGCCCTGCAGAGCGCCCGCATCGGTATCGACATCTCCACCGCCGACGCTCTCGCCCAGATCGCGCAGATCCAGGCCCGGCTCGAGCGGCTGTCCGCCGACGACGCCAACATCGGCGTCCGTGTCGACACGGCTGCCGCCGCGACGCAGCTCGCCGCGATCCAGGCCATGGTCGACCGGCTCGACGGCGACGACGCCGAAGTCGACGTCAAGGTCAACACCTCCGGCGCCCTCGCTGCCGTCATGCAGCTCGGCATCGCCATCGCCGGCCTGGCCGCGATCCCCGCCGTCCCGGTCCTGGCCGCCGGTATCGGCTCGATCGCCGCCGCCGGTGTCGCCGCCGGCGCCGGTGTCGGAGCGCTGGCAGCCGTAGCCGTCCCGGCGTTCGTCGGCATCGCCGGCGCCCTCCAGGCCCAGAAGGCCGCCCAGGACGCCGCCACGACCGCCAGCGCCCGCGGAGCACAGGCCGCCAGCCAGGCCGCATCCCGCGCCCTGCAGATGGCCGGCGCCCAGCAGGCACTGGCCACCGCGCACCGCAACGCCGCCCGGCAGATCGACCAGGCCGAGCAGGGTATCGAGGACGCCGTCCGCTCGGCCGCCGAGGCCAACCGGCAGGCCGCCTCACAGGTCCGCTCCGCCCGGCAGTCCCTGGCCGCCGCCATCGAGCAGGCAGCCGACCGGCAGCGGCAGGCCACCGGGCGGATCGCCGACGCCGAGGACGCCCTCGCCGACGCCCAGCGCACAGCCCGACAGGCCCAGCAGGACCTGACCCGGGCCCGCCGCGAGGCGGCTCTCGAACTGGCGGAGCTCGGCGACCGGCTGACGAACGCCCGCCTGAGCGAGAAGGACGCGGCCCTCTCGGTCCAGGAGGCCGAGGTACGCCTCCGCGAGCTGCGCGCCAAAGGCTCCAAGGCAACCGTCCTCGAGCAGCAGCGCGCCCAGCTCGCATACGAGCAGGCGGTCCAGCGGCTGAAGGAGCAGCGCGACGAGACCAAGTCCCTGACCGCCGAGAAGGCGGCCGCGGACAAGGCCGGCGTCGACGGCTCCCAGACCGTGCAGTCCGCCATGGAACGGCTGCGGCGCGCGGACGAATCGGTCGCCGACCAGCAGCAGGCCCTCGCCCGCACGCGGGCAGAGGCCGCCCGCCAGCAGGTGCAGTCGCAGCAGGACATCGCAGCCGCGCAGGAGAAGGTGGCCGAGGCCCAGCGTAACGTCTCCCGCGTCCAGGAGGACGGGGCTCGCTCCGTCGCCCGGGCGCAGGAGCAGCTCGTCGCGGCCCAGCAGTCGGCCGCCGACTCCATCGCCTCGGCGCAGCGCCAGATCGCCTCCGCCTCCCTCTCGGCGGCCGGCAGCGTCGACCAGGCGGCCGTCGCGCAGGCCAAGTACCAGGCCGCGCTCGCCAAGCTGTCACCGGCGGCGCGCGGCACCTACGACGCCATCCAGTCGCTGCGCACGGCCTTCTCCGGCTGGGCCAGAGCTCTGCAACCAGCCGTGATGCCGATCTTCACCCGGGCGATCAACGGGCTGAAGAACAGCCTCCCCGGCCTGACGCCGTTCGTGCTCGCGGCCGCTGGCGCCATCAGCCGTCTCCAGGACCGCGTCTCGGCCGGATTCAAGTCGCCCTGGTGGAAGTCGTTCAAGAAGGACCTGGGCGCGTCCGTAGGCCCCGCGATCGAGGGCCTGGGCATCGCCTTCGGCCGGGTGTTCAAAGGCATGCTGGCGATCATTCAGGCCTTCCTGCCGCACATGGGCACCATCTCGACGCACATGCAGTCGCTCAGTGCCCGGTTCGCCAACTGGGCCACCGGGCTGAAGGGCAGCCCGGAGTTCGAGCGGTTCCTGGCGTACTCGGCGGAGATGGCGCCGATCCTGGCCAGCGCGCTGCGCGACATGATCAGCGCGGTCCTGAACGTCGCGAAGGCACTCGCCCCGGCGGCCACCCTGCTCTACCTGGCGCTGGGCGGTCTGTTCCGGGTGATCGGCTCGATCGCCGAGCACCTGCCGTGGCTGATCCAACTGATCTACGCCGTGTGGGTCGCGACGAAACTGTGGACCCTCGCCATGATCGCCTTCAACCTGGTCATGGCGGCCAACCCGATCACCTTGATCGTCATCGCGATCGTCGCCCTGGTGGCGGCGGTCGTCTACGCGTACAAGAACTGGACCTGGTTCCGCGACATCGTCAACGCCGTCTGGTCAGCCATCCAGACCGCAGCCCTGTGGGCCTGGCGGAATGTCCTGCAGCCGGTTTTCTCCGCGATCTGGACGGCCCTGCAGACCGTGGGCCGCTGGGCCTCCTGGCTCTGGACCAACATCCTCTCGCCGGTATTCGGGTTCATCTCGACCGCGGCGCGGATTCTGATGACCGTCGTCGTAGTGGCCGTCCTCCTGCCGATCATCGCCACCATCAAGGTCTTGGCGGCCATCGCCATGTGGCTGTGGGACAAGGCGCTCGGCCCGGCATTCCGCCAGATCGGCGCGGTAGCGAACTGGCTGTGGCGCAACGTGCTCTCGCCGGTCTTCACCTGGATCGGCGACAAGATCCGGACCATGTGGGACAAGTGGGCGCGTCCCGCGTTCATCCTGTTCAAGCTCGGGTTCCAGGAGCTCGGCGACAAGGCGTCCTGGCTGTGGCGCAACGTGCTGTCCCCGGTGTTCTCGTGGATCGGCGACAAGGCGAAGTGGCTGTGGGACAACGCGATCAAGCCGGCGTTCTCCAGCATCCAGAAGGGTGTCGCAGCCGTCGGACGGTCGTTCGAGGACGCGAAGAACTTCATCGGCAAGGCGTGGCAGAAAGTCGAGGACCTGGCCAAGAAGCCGGTCCGGTTCGTCATCGACAAGATCTACAACGCGGGCATCGTGCCCACGTGGAACATGGTCGCCAAGGCATTCGGCGCCCCTGAGATCAAGCCGATGAAGACCCAGGGCTGGGCCACCGGCGGTGTCCTTCCCGGCTACACCCCGGGCAAGGACGTTCACAAGTTCTACAGCCCCACCGGTGGCGGCCTGGAGCTGTCCGGCGGCGAGGCCATCATGCGGCCGGAGTTCACCCGCGCGGTCGGATCCAGCTTCGTGTCGACCATGAACAAGATCGCCACCACGCGGGGCGCCAACGGCGTCAAGGCCGCCCTGGCGCCCTCGCTCGGCGGGGACCCGAACACCCCGGTGCAGCGGTTCGCAGACGGCGGCGTCTTCGGCTGGATCGGCAAGAAGGTCGCCGGCGCCGGATCAGCTGCCTGGGAAGGGGTGAAGAAGGGCGCCTCCTGGCTCGGCGACACCATGGAGCGCTCTGCCCGGGCCGGCCTGAACAACGTGGTCAACCCGCTGCTGGCGGCGTTCCCCGGCGCCGACACCAACTTGGGCCGGATGCTGCGCCGGATCCCCACGAAGATCCTCGACTCGATCTTCGGGTTCAGTAAGGAGGCAGACAAGCGGGGCGCCGGCGACGTGCTGGGCGGCCCCGGTATCCAGGCGGCGCTGAAGTGGGCCAAAACCCAGCACGGGTTGCCGTACCAGTGGGGCGGCAACGGCAACCCCAGCTGGGACTGCTCGGGGTTCATGTCGGCGATCGAGTCCGTGATCCGCGGGCAGAAGCCGCACCGCCGCTGGTCGACGCACGCGTTCAACGGCGGCACCCCGCCCGGCTGGGTGCGTAACGGCGCCTCCGCCTTCAAGGTCGGCATCACCCATGCCGGCGTCGGCCACACGGCGGGAACCCTCGGCAAGACCAAGGTCGAGTCGCGGGGCGGTGACGGCGTAGTCGTCGGCTCCAGGGCCCGCGGCTACAACGACCGCCTGTTCACCTCCTGGTACGGATTCCAGCCGGACAAGTACGACTCCGGCGGCTATCTGCAGCCCGGGCTGAACCTCGCCTACAACGGCACCGGCCGGCCCGAGCCGGTCTTCACCACCCAGCAGGCGAACGCTCTCGCCGCCAAGGCCGCCGCCCCGGGTGGGCTGCAGCCGGGTGACGAGCTCTGGTTCGTCGTCGACGGCGAGCGGTTCTCCGCCTACGTCGACAACCGAGCCGACGGCCGGGTCGCGGCCACGCTGCGACCCGCGGTCACCGCGATGCGAGCGAACCGGAAGGGGGTCTAGATGGCGATCCCCGGGAACATGCTGTCGGCGACGACGGAGTCCATGGACCCCAGCCTGTCGGGCTGGACGGCGAAGCTGAACTGCACCATCTCGCGCGGCACGGGCGGCCGGAACGGCGACGGCACGCTGCGGCTGTCGTCGTCGGCCGCCGGCGAGATGCAGGCCCGGACCGTCTGGTCCTACAGCATCACTGCCGGGCAGGAGTACCAGGCGTTCTGCGACGCCGCCGGGACGGTGCCGGAGCGGATCGGGCTGCGCTGGCTGACGGCAGCCAACGCGGAGATCTCCATCTCGTGGTCGGTGACCACGTCGTCGGCGTCGGCGTCGTGGCACCGCATCAGCGTCTCCGACTACGCCCCGGCCACCGCCGCCAAGGTGCAGGTCGTCGTCTCGTCGGTGACGCCGGGCGGCGCCGGGGTGCTGCACAGCTTCGAGAACGTCTTCCTCGGCTCCCCGATGCGCACGACCGGCAACCTGTTGTCGGCGGACGCGGAGGGCATGGACGCGCCGACCCTGGCCTGGCAGGTCGACGCCAACTGCTCGATCGCCCGGCAGACGCCGCCGGTGACGTGGGCGGTCGACTGGTACTGGGGCGGCGGCCATGTCCTGGCGATGACCGTGACGGCGGGCGGGGACGCCTCGGTCCGCACCACCGCCCTGTCGCCGGCCACGCCCGGCCAGGAGTACATCGGATACGCCTACCTCAACCCCCCGACCGCCGGGTCGACCACGTGGGTTGAGCTGCGGTTCTACACCGCCGCATCGGCACTGATCACCACCGAGCGGGCGAACCTGGCGGCGCCGGGCACCGGCTACTACCGGCAGAAGGTCTCCCGGGTCGCGCCGTCGAACGCGGCGTACGTCCGCCTGGCGGCGGGCATCACCGCCGGCACAGCCGGCCAGGTGGTCCGGATCGACGGCGCCGTCATCACCCCGGCCGCGCCGCTGCGCGAGGGCAGCGTCGTCCCCTACGCCGACGCGAGCTTCGAGAAGGACGTCGCGGGCTGGACCGTGGTCAGCGGCGTGGCGACCCTCGCGCGCCTCACCCCCTGGGGCACCGACGGCCTCGAAGGCTCCTACGCCATGACCGTCACCTCGGCGACCGCCACCACCAGCGTCATCCGCAGCGCGAAATTCCCGATCGGATCCGCCGCGGCCGGGCTCGACTTCACCGCCGAGATCGGCACCAAGGTCGCGGCCGGCAGCTGGAACCTGACCCGCGGCATCCGCTGGTACTCCGCCACCAACGTCGACCTGGGCCTGACCTCCGGGGCAGCGGGCGCCGTGCCCACCCCGAACTGGTGGTACCTGAACAGCCAGCACACCGCGCCGGCCGGAGCCACCCAGGCCGCGATCGAGTGGAGCCTGACCGCCACAGCCGTCTCCTCCGTGCTCCGCCTGGACCGCGCCGCGCTGTGGCAGTCCCTGCCGCTCGACGAGATCGAGGTGTTCGACACCGACGCCTACATCAAGGTCACCTTCCGCGAGCTCACCGCCGGCGACACGGTCACCGTGTGGCGAGTCGCCAGCAACGGCACCCGCACCCTGGTCCGCGGCACGAACGGCCTCATCGACGGCGACACCCTCGCCTCCGACGTCCTGGTCATCGAGGACTACGAGGCCCCGCTGGGCGCGCCCGTCTCCTACTACGCCGAGACCAAAAACGCCTCCGGCGGCGTGGTCGCCACCCGGGCCAGCGACACCGTCACCCTCGCCGTGGGCAACGCCCAGTACGGGTGGCTGAAAGACCCGGGCAACCCGCAGCGCAACCTTCACGTGATGATCGCCCGCGCGCCGGACTGGGCCCGGCCCATCCAGCAGGCCGAGTACCGGGTCAAGGGCCGCCGCAACAGCGTCATCCACTACGACACCCGCGGCGGCCTCGAGGGCGACCTCACCCTCTACACCCAGAGCGACGACGAACGCGAGCAGCTGCACTGGCTCCTCGACCCCGGCACCACCCTGCTGTGGCAGGCCTCGCCCGGATACGGCGTCAGCGACATGTACGTCGCCGTCGGGCAGATCACCGAGGCCCGCCCGGGCGGCGCCGCCACCGAGCCGCTGCGGATATGGACGCTGCCGCTCAAGGAGGTCGACATGCCGGTGACCGTCGGCGTGGCCGGAAGCGCCGGCCGGACCTGGCAGGACCTCCTCAGCGAGTTCGCCACCTGGGGCGACGTCCTCAACGCCTTCGGCTCCTGGGAGGACGTCCTGTTCAACCGGAGGAGCACCTGATGTACCCCGTATCGGACCGGTTCCTGACCGCGATCAGCGAGTCCGGCAGCCCGGTCACCGAGGTCGTCTTGTTCCGCACGGACGGCCAGGTGGAGACGCTGCCGCACACCGGCGGCAGCGTCTCCGTCGACCGCGGCAACGCCACCCGCCGCACCTGCTCCGTCACCCTCGCCGATCTCGACCTCATCCCGCGCACCGCAGCGGACAACCTGTCCGTCTACGGCGCGCAGCTGCGGATCTCCCGCGGCGTTGACTACGGCAACGGCGAGCAGGAGCTCGTGCCGCTCGGGGTGTTCCGGGTCGACGACATCGACGGCGACGTCGATGAGGGGCCGGTGACGATCCAGGGAAAAGCCTCGAGGTGGTGGTCGCCGACGACAAGTTCCGGGCCCCCTACCGGGCCTCCGGGACCGCGGTCGGCGCCATCACCGCCCTCATCCAGCGCAGCATCCCCGACGCCGCCGTCGTCGCCACCGCCGCCGACGCCGCGATCGGCCCACGGACCTTCGACATCGAGGGCGACCCTTGGGCGGCCGTCACCGAGATCGCCCACGCTATCGGCGCCGAGGTCTACGCCGACGCCGACGGCACCTTCGTCATCGCCGAGCTGCCCGACCCGCTCACCACGACCCCGGTATGGACGATCGCAGCGGGGGAGGGCGGCGCGTACATCCAGGCCAGCCGCGGCATGTCCGCCGAAGGGGTACGCAACGGCTGGCTGATCCGAGGCGAGAACAGCGAGTCGAACGTCGCGCCCGTCTCGGCCCTGGTCGTCGACAGCGACCCGACCAGCCCCACCTATTGGGACGGCCCTTTCGGCCGCCGGCCCGGCTTCTACTCCTCCGCCACCATCATCAGCAGCGGAGCCGCGACCGCCGCCGGCACCCTGCGGCTGCGCGCCAGCGTCGCCCCCAACGCGTCCGCCGACATCACCGCCCTGCCCAACCCCGCCCTGGAGCCGGGCGACGTGCTGCGCGTGCTGTACCCGGACGGCACCGCCGAGCTGCACCAGGCGCAGGGTTTCTCCCTCGACCTCAGCGTCGGCGGCTCCTTCGTGATCCAGACGATCAGCGCGAAGGAGGGAACGTGATACCCGAGGTCCTGGCGCTCGACCTGGCCGACGCCGTGCGCGAGCAGGCCGTGAACACCGGCACCGACACCCCGGCCATCCGCGGCAGCGACTGGCGCATGGCGACCGTCGCCACGGTCAGCACGACCGGCACCGTCACCACCACGGACAGCATCCCGGTCCGCCGGATGGAGACCTACGTCAGCCCCACCGTCGGCGACCTGATCTACATCACCCAGTCGAGCGCCGGGGACTGGCTCGCCTGGGGCCGCAGCTCCACCGGCAATGTCGCCATCGGCGAGACCGTCCCGGCACGCAAGTCGGTCTCCACCCCGCGAGCGTCGACCACCACGCTGGAAGCCGACCCGCACCTGACCCTCACCGTCTCACCCGGCACGTACAAGCTGGACGCCTTCCTCATGTACGACGCCGATGCGGCCGCCGACTTGAAGCTGGGCTGGTCCGCGCCCGCTGGCACGACCGGTGCGTGGTGGCCCGGTGCCGCGGACTCAGGCATGGCCGGCCTCGCCGCATCCCCCCGCTGGGGCGCGGTGACCGACGTCGGCACCACGACCCTTCCGCTGGGGGCGATCGGCGCCGGAACGATCGTCGCCGCGCGGCCCGTCGGCACCGTCGTCATCACCACCGCCGGGATCTTCGCCCTGATGTGGGCCCAGCAGGCCAGTTCCGCTACCCCCACGGTCCTCCGCGGCCAGTCCACGCTCGAGCTGAGGAGGATCGCCTGATGGCCACCACGGACGACTACGGGCAGGGCGTCTCCATCGCCGCCCTTACCGACGCGCCGAACGCAGAGACCCTGGCCAAGAACATCGCCAACGCGATCGTCGAGCGCTCCAACCTGCGCTTCGCCTCCGCCACGGCCCGCAACGCCGCCCTGGCCAGCCCCGTCGAGGGCATGGAGGCCTGGCTGCAGGACACCAACACCAAAACCGTCTACGACGGCAGCAGCTGGAACGTCCAGTCCAAGCTGCTCCTGGACTGGACGGCGTTCTCGTCGATCGGATCGTTCGCCGCCGGAGTCACCGCCGGCACCCCCGCACCGCGCCTGCGGAAGATCAACGAGTTCGGCACCGAGGTGTGGGAGCTCGAAGGACGCCTCAACCTCACCAGCCTCGCCGCCGCGACCACCACCACGGTGTTCACGTTCAGCGCGAGCTACCGGCCGGCGAACACGCGCGGTTTCATGACCTACAACTCCAGCCACCACGGCACCCGCATCACGATCCCCGCCAGCGGCGTCATGACCGTGTCCGTGCCCACCGAAGCCGGGTCCGCCGTCTCCAGTGTCTGGCTCGACGGCATCCGCATCACCAACCC